CGATTGCGATGAGTCCGGCGTACTTGAGCGCCAGCAATCCTGTACTAATATTTAGCGCAGCGGTAACTCCGGCTACGAGTTTGCCAGCCAAAGCAATCGTAATTAGCGATGCCCTAAACAGGAACATCACACCGCGCAGCGCAAGAAGACCCGCCAAAATGCTACCCACCATGGTCAAAAATTTCCCGAGGCCGGGATTGTTGATCATGAAGTTAGCCATGCGCTCAAAGGCTTTGGTCAGCCCGTTAATAACAGATATGCCGACTCCTCCAATAAAATCAAAAATTTTGCGAAGCTCGGGCAAGAAGCGTTTGCCCTTCTCTGTAGACTCGTCAAAGTACTCGTTAATCGTTTCAAAGGCTTTCGCCAAAGCCAACGAGAACTTGCGGGCCATACCTTCCGCAAGTCCCGGCTGGAATACGGCGTTTGCGATACGCTGCGGGAGACCTTTGAAGTTAGTAGTAACACCACTAAACGTCTGCATCGATAGGCGTGACACACCAAGAGCATTGCGCTTTGCCAAGTACTCGTAGATGACATCCATCGCCTTGCCAGCGTTGGCCTTCGTCGAGTTGAGTTCGTGCAGCAGTGCAGGATCAAGGCGGGTACGGAGGAAGCGCGTCTGGCCTGTCGCCATGAACTCTGAGAACTCTCGGACGAACTTCCCGATGTCTTCCGTAGCAAGCTGACCCTGCGTTGTCGCAAGGTCGCTAAATAGGTCAAGAAGGCCCACCCCCTCTTTGCCTGCGTTACCCATACTTTGTGCGAGACCCTCTACCGCGTGCCCGGACTTGATAATGTCCTCATAAGTCTTCCCGTGGAATGCCTCACGGATATCCATGCCGCGTTGTTTGAATGTAGTCGCGATGCGTACGAGCTGCGCCTCGGTGATGGGGAGATGCGTCGTTGCCTTAATAGTGTAGTTAAAAATATCGAGCGCATCCTTCTTCGTCGTGCCTTGAGTGGACTGAAGACGGATGATAAACTGCTCCAAATTAGCTGCTTCGTGAAGCAGGGTTGTGAAAGAACCCACAGTGGCGGAGGCGAATGCCTTCGCGAAAAAGAGAGACTGACGCCCTGCGCGCTCCAACGTAGACGCAAGGAAGTACCCCTGCGCGTTGGCACTAGCAAGGCCGCCAGCCATGCCCTTCCCTGCGTTGTCACCCTGTTTCTGAAGGTTCGCGAGCGACTTTGCCAGCGTATCAACAGACTGCGTCAGGCTCCCCACCGCCTTGGTGTTGGCCTGAATATCCATCTGGATGGTGTACTTCATCCCACCCGTGCCGCCTGTTGCCATAGCTAAAACTCCTCGCCAGAATCACTGCCCCAGATGTAGTTAATGTCCTCTGCAGTGAACGTACCGCTAGATTCCTCAGTGCGGCTTCGAGCTTGCTGGGCAACAAGATTAGCGTGACGCTCTTTCCAGCGCAGTAGCCTCTTTCGTCGCGCAATCGGAAGTCGAAGAGTGTCGAAGGGCGACAGTTGCCAGTGCTCTGCAAATGTCGCCACCTCGTTCTCCAGCGTTATTCGACTTCCGAGGGGAAGAAAAAACTCTTGTGACCTACGTTCAACTGCCGCGTGAATTCCTGTCCGCAACTGTCGCAGGTAATGTGCACTGTAGTGTCCAGCCCGCCTTCGGCTTCGTCGATATGTTGCGAAAGAAATCGACGGTCGCGCTGGGACATGCGCTGTACGTACTCCAGCACGTTAGGCACAGGCAGGTTGTTCACCTCGACAACGCGTGCCTGAAGTACCGCGGAAAGCATGTCGCCTTTACGGTTTGCTTGAATTTCCTCAAGCAGTGACTCGTCTTTGCCAGTGAAAGCGCGCCAAGTAATTACGTGCTGACTTTTTGGCAACACAACTTTGCGGCGGGTCTGGCACGCGGTCTCGAACGGAATTGGATGCGCCTCAAGGTCATTGAGGTCGATAACTACACGCTTGAGTTCTTTGTCACAAGCCGGGCAGGTCTCCTCGATGCGCATGGTGTCACCGAGAGAGACCTGCCGCAGCTTGATGATAGAGAAGGCGCGGTCGTTGGTATAAGCGTTCTCCCAAGCCTTGACGAAAAAGGTAGGTGCGTTAAAACGGTCTTTACCGTCCGGACGCGTCCAATCCCCCATGCGCACCGTACAGCGAGACAGAATCTCCGTCATACGCTGGTCTGCGCGACGAGCCAGTTTCCCCTTGCCAATGACACGGGTCTGGTCCGCCAGGATGTCTTCCTCTTCGCCGGTCATCTCCGCCAGTTCAATCTCACGTACCCACTGACCGTGGTCCGTGCAAATCGCGTTGGGGAGTTCGAAAACGCCTGTATCCATCTTTTGCTCCTTCTATTTGCTGTATTAGACCGGGATACCTTCCCAGCCTTCATGTGCGAGGCGAAGTTCTTCCATCGAGTTCTCGTTCGTCTGGCCGTTAAGGTCAGAGAACGGCTTGAAACCGACGACAAAGGCTTCGCGCACGCGCCACTTACGCACAGGCGCACCCGCACGGTCAAGCTGAATGATGTCGATGTCCTTGCGGTAGTTCGCGGCGTTCCCGTTCGTGGTCACGTCGAACACCTGCTTGGCCCAGTCGTAGAAATCGTTCGTACCACCAGGAGTGCCATTGATAATTTGACCACGGCGCAGGGTGATATCGGGGAAGGTCGTGAGACCCGCCGACTTCTTAACCGTGGTGTTATCTCCGCCCTCGCGGTAGTTCACGACTTCCGTCGTACGGTCGATGCCAGTCACTTCCGCGAACGCGGCGCGCTGGAAACCGTCAATCGCAAGGCGAAAGCGGAATACCTTAATCGGATCTTCAACTGCTGCACGTGCCATTTTTAATTACTCCTATCAGAGGGTCTGAGCCGCCGCAGCAGCCTCAGTCGCGCGGGTGTCTTGTTCCAGGGTGATGTCGAGGAACTCGGCGGGACGCTGCGGCGCAATGCCGACGCGGACGACGAGCTTGCCAGAGGCAATCACCTGCGCCGTGTTGTTGGTGCGGTCGCAGATGACGAAGAACGATTCGGCATCCGTGTTGCCTGCGAGAATACCCGCCTCACGCCACTGACGGAGCAGCGACGAGACGATACGGGTGACCGCCGAACGGGTGTCATCGTTGTTGTTCTGGAACAGCACGAACAAGAGCTGGTCCTTGAGGAGGCGCTTGAGCGTGTTGAACACGATACGCACCGAGATTTGTCCGAACTCACCGGTCGGATCGAGCGTACGCGAGCCCATTGCGCAAACACCGTTTCCGGGCAGCGGAATGATGGCGTTAATGCCGGACGGGTAGATGGAGTCGTACGTCGCGCTACCGAGCGTGATGCGCGTGTCCGTGTCGAGCACACCCGTGAGGACGCCGTAGGTCGTACCTGCCGGAGCCTGACCGATGTTCACAGCGCTGTGCGTACGAGCGATAATGCCCTGGATGTACGCGCTCGGGCTGTAGGAGTCGAGATAGCCCGTGGTCGGGTTGAGCGCCTTGACCCACGGCCAGTAGATGGCCTCGTAAGCCGACGCGAAGTTGGCGGTCGTCTCGACGTAGGTCTTTACCTGCGACGCAGACGAGCCTTCCGGCGCATCGAGGATGGCCATGAGATCGGCACGGTTCGCAACGTACGTTTCCAGCGCCTTCGGCACCGTCACCGAGATAGGACCAACGGTCGACTGATTCGCAACCGAGGTAATGTCCGGGATAGAGATGAAGTTGACATCCTGCGCCTGATCGAAAGCGTAAATGCCAGTCGAGAGCGCTTGGCTTCCGATCCAGTCCGCCGACACGAGAGCCGCACCGTTCGAACCGCCCGTCATCGCCACCGGAGCCACGTCCGTGGACGGGCGCGGGTCAGAGGCCACCGAGTTGTTGTTCGTGACCGTGAGAGGCGTGTTGAACGTGTTGTTAATCTTGTTCACGAAGTAGTTCGCGCCCGCGAGCGCGGACATGCGAAGATTCGTGAACGAGGCCACCAGCGCCTGCGAGAGCGTGTAAACCGCGAGGGTGAAGGTCTCCAGCACCACGTTGTCGGTCGTCGTGTAGCCACCCACCGGAATGGTGATGGGAGAGACGAAAACGACGCGATTAAGCGACGGCACAATCTGGCTGATGACGGCGCGCTGCGTGTTACCGCTCTTGGTAATCGAGACGGTGTCGCCCACAGCGAGGCGCGCGACCGACACGAGGGTCAGCTGCGAGGCCGAACCGGCGGGGGTCACCGCGCCAACCTGCGTCACCGTGGTGTCCACACGCGTCGCCTGCACTTGGCAGTCCGTGTTACCCCAAGCGCCGGGCGAGGACGCCGTGGCAAGGACGGTGTTGGTGGGGGCGGTCGTCGAACCAGGGTGGGCCGCGTTGTCGAAGCCCGTGATCTTCGCAACGCCCGTACCGCCCGTGAACTGAACCTCAGAGGTCGGGCCGGTCGTGCCGGAGGTCCAGGTCACCGAGTTGTTCGCGTTCGCAACGGTCGTCGAGCCGGTAAAGGTGGTGTTAAAGAGCGAGGCAACCTCGCTCGCCGCCACCGCCGCCACATCGGCCACGTTACCGGAGCCCGAGCTAACGCCGAGGGAGAGGCCAGTCTTCGCACCAGCAGCGCCGCCAAGCGAGCCGATGTTGATCTGCGCCGCCGTACCCTTACGGTCGCTCACGAGACGAATCTGGCCGCCGAAGTTGACCGCCGAGACGCCGAGAAGGCCCGCGTTGAGGGCCGCGAGGTAGTCAGCCTGCGTGGCACCCACCGAGCTGAGGTTGACCGTCTGGAGCGCGCCGCCGAGGACGCCCGCCACGGTGATACCGATGGAGTCGCCCGCACCACCCGCGGCATAGGTCGCAGCAGCGCCCGTCGCCTGGGCAGGCTGCGCCACGATGGTGACCGTACCAGCAGCGACGTTATCAACCTCGCCGATGAACGTGTCGCCGTTCGCGAGGATGACCGGGAAGGACCCCGCGCTCGACGAAAGCGTACCCGCCGTGGCCGCGCCCGGCGTGGTCAGCTGGCGCGAAGCCGTCGCCGCCGTGCTGGAAATCGCACGCACGACATAGCAAGAAGCACCGCCGTTGTTAAAGAACGCGGTAAGGGCATCCTCAAGAACGCCCGTGGTGTAACGAGAACCGAAAATCTCCTGCGCCTCCGTGAGGCTCGTGACGAGCTTCGCCGTGTTGGCAGGACCCTTCTGGGCCTCGGCAAGGAAACCACCGATAGCGGTCGGGATATTCGAAAAAGCTACCGGACCCTTTGCGATCTCGGTGACCTTGATTCCGGGGCTGAGAAACGACGCCATGTTAAAACCTCTTAGATTACGACGAACGAGTCGTCAGGATTGTACTGCGGTTCGACCAGAACGTTCTGCATGTTGGCCAGCTCGAACAATCTCTCAGTGATAGCGCGGTAGCGCGTAACGTCAGTCATACCGAACTGGTTGGTGGTGTTGTCGAAATACCCCTCAACGAGGTATGTAAAAGCTCTTGTATACAGACGCTGCTCTTCTCCCGTGAGATTCATTCCCAGGTCAGCTGCGTTAAAATCCAGCGTAGCAGTGTCCGTCAGCAACATATCACAGATGTGCGTAGTGCCGTCCTGGTACTCCACCTCCAGCGCGGTTCTCGCCGGAATCAAATTCAGGATCTGCTGGCTGATGAGATCACGCTCAATGCGATTTTTTGCATGAATCGTGATGGTGTACGACACATCAAATGCTTCAGGGTGGGGTCTTTGCGTATAAGACTCGTAGCCGGTCGCCACCACCTGTCCGCGCGCGTTCAGAATCGTCTGCTGCGGAGATCCTGGCTCCGGACAGGTCAGCGTCTCCGTAACATACGTACTGGAGTTGAACTCGAAGAACTCCTGGCGAAACGTCACGGACGGCCAGATGTCTGCAAACTTACGACCCTCCAAATTCTCGTCGTAAACTGGCACCTGCTTGAACGTGTTCGGACTGAAGCCCTTCGTGAACATGCGCAGCGCTTCCGGGTCTTGGCTCGTAAGGCCACGCTTCGGATCGAAGCCCGCCACCGTCTGTGGGATACGGATACCGTACGACGGCTTACGCCCCGAGGAACCCACGCCAAAGGCTGCGCGGTTCAGAGGAATTCCCTGCGCGTCCACCTCTGGTCGTCCCTGCTTATCGAGCGGGTAGCCAGTAAGCAGTTTATACACTGCGTAATCAATCTCAAGGAACATCATTTGGTCCTCGTTCCTCCGCGCTTGCCCATCGCGCTCCTAATCAGGTCCTCGATGGCTTTATTAAACGACGCTGGCTTTGCAGTGCGTCCGGCGCCGCCCGTGCTTGCAGAGCGACGCTTCTTAGGCGAGATGCCAAGCACCTTGTAAATGGCGCTCTTCAGCTTGGCTGTGCCCGTCTTCTTCTGTGCCGAAGAGCGACGCTTGGCCTCCTGCTCCAGCTTATTGGTGGCCGCTTTACCTTTGGCAAAGTAGTCGGCAATGCCGTTGTAGAACTCCATCTTAATAGTCTTGCCACTGGTCTTCTGCCACTTGTTAACCGTGGGACGCCAGTGCGGGCGGGCAGGGATATTTGCGGCAGGTGCGCCGTACTCGTGCACCAAGACGAACTCCCAGTCTGTGCCCACCGCGTAGCCTCCGCGGACCGGAAAGACCTGGATGGAGTTCACGTACTCCTGCGTGGCCACGAGCTTGCGAGGGTCTAGCCCACGCCGCTTCTTCTCTGCCTTCCAGTCCGGCGTCAGCGCCTTCATGCGCACCGACTGAGTCAGGATGGCCTCTCGTACCATGCGGGCCAACTGATTCGCAGAACGCGCCGCGCCCACCATGGCGATGGGCTGAACAGCGGCTGGCAGACCTTGAAGGCGACCCTTCAAGACACCCAACTCTTGCAGGTTGGGCTTGAAGCGAATCACGCAGTCACCGTGAACGCCTCGCGTCGCACGTCCACCAGCTTGGTCGGGGAGGTGACCACAAGGTCCTTCGGCACCTGTCGATTGACAAACGACGGTACAACGAAGGACACCTGGAACGGCGTAATAATCGTCGGCACTACCTGCTTGTCGCCGATGCGTAGCTCATGAGCCGTGGTGAACTGCCCACGCGCCGGGTCGAAGTTGAGCGTGACCACCGTACCCGGAGGACCAGAGGTTTTATCCGTCCAGTTATACTCCGTGAACCGGCAGCGCAGCGTCTTGGTACGCACCTGCAGCACGTTCGAGCCGACAGACTCATAATTCAAGTCGACGATAAACAGACGGAAGTAGTAGACCGACTCGGGCTCCAGCCAAGGCACCACGAAGCTCGTCATCAACTGCCCGAACTCCTCGACGAACGTGGAGAAGGTAGAGCGATTGAAGTTGGAGTTGGGGCCGAAGCTGCGGAAGACGAGCGTCGAGCTGGAGCGCCGATCCACCGCATCGAACTCGGTAGGCAACTGCGCAAAGGGCGTCGTGGTGTAGACAAGGCCCTCACGAGAACGCTGCACCTCCGGCTGACTGTCCATCCACAGCTCGTAGCTGAAGAAAGACATGTCGCGGTTGCGCTCCCAACGAATACGCGCGTTCGTGTCCTCGATATCGCGCTCGTCAAAATCGATGATAATAGCTTCGCTAGGCGGCAGGTTCTGCGAGATCGGGCTCATGAAGCCCGTGCGCATACTGCGGCGGTACAACTTGCCGAGAACAACGTCGCCCTCTGCCAGCGTGTTCGGATTCGGCCCCTTCGGCGAGTGAAGCGCCTTCTGGAGACGCGACGTGTCCGCAACGTACGTGGTCTCCATCTGCTGCGCCATGGCAAGCAGCGTCTCCACCGTAGCGTCCATTCCCCGGCGCTTTGAGGCGTCGTACGCCTGCGCCGTGATGACCTGCGAGTGGGCCAGCATGAGGACGAACACGTTCTCTTGCGGGGGAAGAGTGCTAACCGTGAACGTCGGGTTGTGACGGCTCACCGCCTGCTGCAGAATTTCCGTCAGCTCGATGTCCGAAAACAGCCGATGCCGCAGGTTGATACCAACCTCCTGGATATCGATGGGGCCGAAGGGCTCCAGGTCCGTCGAGAGGTGGTCCTGCTCCGCGTCTTCGTCGAGAGAGACGGTGTAGCCGGGCAGGCGCGAGATGGCCTGATACAGCTTGCCGACCGTGTCGTAGCGGGAACTAGCGAGGTCGATATCAATGTTCGGGGCCGTGCCGCCGACCACATTGACCATAAACCGACCGTTAGTAATTTCAGCGTACGCGTTCGTCACGTACGAATCAGAGACAGCCACCCCCATCGCCCGCTGCGAGTAGCGGACATCTTTGATGCGGCGACGCAGTTCGGCGAGCAACGGGGTATCAAGAGGCATTGTCAGTCTTTCGTCTTACGATAACGCTCAAGAAGTCGAGCGCCTTTTGCCGCCAGTTTTCGAACGTCGGCTTCGTTCTTCGGCAACGGCTCGCCCCAGGCTCGTGCCTGCAGAGCGTAACGCGTCGGCTCCCCGTTCGGTTTGGTGAGCGGCGGGGTGTCGCTCTTGGCGTAGTGGCGTCGCAGGAACGACCCCTTCCTACGCATTTTCTCGGGGCTGTCAGCAGCACCGCGAACCCCCGGTTTGAGATTACCACCAGTGGCCTTGTTAAACTTCGCACGGCCAGCGGCAGTAAGCCCTCCCCGGGGATCCTTGTCCTTCTTGGTCATATGCGGTTCGGCCCCGCCACGGTACTCGTGCGCAGAGTCCTCGAACTCGTCTTCACTGTCGTAGCCGTGGCAGAGGCCGTATCGCATCAGATAATTCCCTTTTCGAGGAGGTGTTGCTGGACGAACTTCGGAACCAGCACTTCCTTCCCAGCCTGGAAACTAAACAGGCGCTTGCCGTAACGCATGGAAGGGATAGTTTCGCGGGGGCGAACCCGGACGAGCGTTTCCATCTCGACCGGGTCCACCGCCACCATCTTCTCCGGCGCCTGGACCAGAATTTCCGCAACCACGGGCTGATCAAGGCCGATGTCTTCTGCACTCTTCAGCGTGGCCTGCTCAAACGCTTCCTGAGACTGGTAGCCCTGGTGCGACGGCTGGACAGGTTCACGGACGACGACCTTTGCTTCATTCTTGCTCATGATTCAACCCTTGGTTAATTTCAGGCCGTACCGGCGCCGATATAGCCGATAAGGACCTTGCTGTTCAGCGCGACGTTGCCGCCCGCCGTGAGGACGGTAGCGCCCGTCGACACGTTGTGGCTCGTGAGGACGAGGTCCGCGTCGATGGTCACCACGTTTGCAGCCGCAGGGCCGTACGTGAGAACCGAGAACGGGCGGCTGTCCGCAGAGACTTCCGCGGGAAGGGTCACCGTGAGCGTGTCCGCCGCGGCGAGGCCCGTGCCCACGTTGGCGAGCACGTAGAAGATGTTGCCCTGGTTCACGCCCATCGGGACGGTCTGGAGGGTAGCGTTGACGTTAGCCATTTGATTGCTCCTAATCTAAAATCAGGCCGTCTCGATGACGACGATGTTCGGGTTTTCGAGGACGCCCTGGCCCCAGATGGCGTACCACGCGAGACCGTGCTCACGACCGAAGTCCTCGACGCCGTTGTCGCGGAGTTCGACCGGGAGGGCGGTCGCGTGACCGTAGCTGTACTCACCGAAGAGGACAGCCTGATAGATGGTGGTCTGGTTACCGGCGAAGCCAGCCGCGAGGGCCGGGTTGAAGCCGATGTCGACGTAGTCGCCCGTGTTGGGGTCGACAGCCGAGTTACGGCCGTTCGGCATCACCGTGGTGGAGATGAAACGAACGTCCTCGTAACGGCCAATCTCGCCCGTGTAAATCTGGGTCGCGCCCGCGTAGAGCGAAGCGTTGATCCAGTCGTTGTCGTCACGGAGGCCACGGCCCTGGTGCGGGTGGAGGAAACACACATAGTGGTCGCCCGCCCACTTCGGGGTGTTGTTGGTCTCAAGGGTCTCGACCGCGTCCTTGAGCACCTGGGTGTCAAAGGAGTCGCCCGCGATGAGGGCGGTGCGGCTCGCACGGCCGTTCGCGAACACGACGTTCGTGCCCGAGACGACGGTGTCGCGGAGCTGGAGGTCGAGAACGACCGCCATGTCACGACCGAGGAGAAGCGACGCAGCCGAGAGCTGGTCGAAGAACGAGGTCTGGAGGAGGTACTCCGAGAACCCGATCGCGTTGCCCTGCTCGTAGACCGTGAGCGACGCCTGAGACATGCTCATGCCGCGGGTCTGGAGACGGACGCCTTCCTGGAGACGGCCACCACGCTTGATGGAACCGTACTTCGGAAGTTGGATGGTGCGGCCCGGCTGAACACCAAGCTCGGTCTTCTTCGTCGAAAACTGGTCGAACTTGAGGATCGGAAGAGCGGCGAACCAAATTTCCGCGCTGTAAACGTCGCGGATCGCGTTGACCTGCTGGCTAAAACCGGCGCCAGTCGTGCTGGCGGTATTGAGAACGGACGGCATTTTAGAATCTCCCTAGTGTTACTGAAATCAGTACACGGAGGTCAGATCAGCCCTGAGAGAACCGCGCGGCGAAGGCTTCTGCCGGGTTCGCAATTCCATGCTGTTGGGCATAGGCTTGCGCAGCCGCCAGAGCGTTACCTGCACCTTGCTGTGCTCCCATGACTGGGTTCTGTCCTGCGTGCGTGCGTTGAATCGCTGCCAAAGCCGCAGCCCGGGGGTCACCTGCATCCATGACTGGCATGGGGGCGGGCATACCCACAGGGCTGGGAGACTGGACCATCTGCGTAGGCATCGGAGCCTGCATCGGCGTACCCATCGGTTGCATGACACCGTTCGGCATCTGCTGATAGGACACGCCGCTCAGGTGACGGGGCGTAGCACCGGGGTTAGTCGGCTGATACGCACCGGCCTGTCCGCGAAGTTGAGCAAGGATACGATCACGCATTTCGCCACCGTACTTGCCATTGCGGACTGCCTGTTCCGAAGTCATGGCAGTGAGGTCAGTCTCTGCCAACCCCTCCGCGACCGGGAGGGGGTTAGTGGCCGTAGGGAAACCCGCCACGGGATACTGAGGCTGCGCGACAAACGCCGGATTCATTGGTGGAGGCGCCATCGGCACCGCCATTGCTTGCGGAGCGGGCTGGACGGGGGCCAGCTTAGCTCGCAGACGTTGTTCCAACGACCCGTAAAGCGACTTGGCTCGATCAACCGCAACGTCGATTTCTTCCTCGCTATTTCCATGGACGAAGTCATGGATTTCACGGGGAACTTCCTGAAGCGCCCGCTCGCGGTACGCCACAAGACCCAACGCGCGAAGGTGGTTCTGAAGCGTGGCTTCGCGCTGGAGCGCCTCACCACGTTCAGCAGCCAACCGCTGCTCAAGCTCGGACAGTCGGGCAACAACTTGCTGATCCGGGGGAAGTTGAGCGAGCTTTTGCTCCTTCTCCGCCTTCTCACGCTCCGCAAGTTTCTTCTCAAGAGAAAGACGTTCCGCCTTCTCCTGCTCAATCTGAGCATAGAGACGACGCTTTTCTTCCTCCCGAGCCTTCTGAATCCGACGCTCGGTATCCTCAGTAATCGTGTCGGTAGACGCCGCGTTAGCTGCAGGGACCTGTTCAACGTTTGGGGCTTCGTTAGTTTGCTGAGGCATGTTCTTCGCTCCTACGTCCTTTAGAGAAACTTTTAGTTAATCAGCCGCCGACGCGGCCCGTACCACGGGCAGTCATCGCGACGATCGGAATCGAGGTCGCACCATCGCGCGACGGGGCGCGCTCCGGGCCGCGGTTACGCGGGTTCGAGATGTTCGGGCGCTCATTGAGCATCGCCGAGTAGAGCGAACCGGCGCCAGAGTTCTCACCCTGCGAGCGGTCCGGACCGGTGTTGTCGCTCGGGAACTTGCCCTTGCGGGTGGCCTCACGGAAAGCCATCGGGTTGTTACCGACGCCGTACATCTGGTAGTCACCAGAGCCGAGCGAGCCCTCGACCATGTTGGTCGTCTTGCCAAAATTAACAGCCATGTTCGTGTCTCCTGTTGCAGTGAGATAGTACCGATACTAAATCAGTACGAAAGATTACTTGAGCCCATGGGACGATAGACGATGCTTTGCCATAAGACCATGGTCTTTCGAGGCAAATCCACAACCACGGAAACCGCAGCTGGCGTTCCGGCCCATGCCCATTTTACCCGTGGTCGGCGGGGCTGGCTTTGAGGACGGCGGCATGTCTTCTGCATCTTCACTACCTTCCTCGCCCTCTTCAAGCGACATCATCGACGCCTTGGATGGCCCCATCCCGTGGAACCGATGCTCGTCGTAGCCCTGCTTCGGCAACGGCACCATGACCGAGGGAAGGGTCTCCCAGTCACCGCCCGCACGAACGCCGCCCTCGTGGAAGAGCGGAAGACCGCCCACGCCCACGCCAACGGAACGCGACGGACCCGGGACAGGGGACGGTCCGGGTACGACTTCCATGAAACGATTCATGTCACGCTTAGATAGGCCCATTTTCTTCACCGTTAAACTCCGTCAAACCGGATGTCCCAGCGGAATCCAGTGATGTCATTGGCATTCAGCCGCTCAATTTGATCGTGCGAGTTCATCGGAATCTCGGCACGGTTCGAGGGCATGAGAGGCCCAAGGTCGTAGCCCGCGACGCTGTTTTCGCCAAAATTCACGGGCGCACTAACTTTGGGCTTGCGCTTCATTTGCGGTACTCGTGGCTGTTGTCGTTACAGCACTCTTCGTCCGCCGTGTAGCCATGCGTGTTGCGATAACCGCCGCCACGCTTCTTGTACTCCTGCACAAGCCAGCCATTAGCGTAAGCAGAGGGGTACACGTCGAACTTCTTCTTCGCTGCCGACTTCACCTGCGCGTAGAGCTTCTTGTTCGTGGGCTCCGAAGCGCCGTGTTCCGCCTTCGTGGCCACGAATACAGGCTTTCCATCCTTCTTGCCAGCCATCTTGCTCTCCGCACTACGCTTGCGACGAACGGCCGAGCTGCGCTCCGTCTCCGAGAGGCGTGCAGCCTTCGCAGCCGGGAGACACTTCGGGTACTTGCCCTCTGAAGCGTCTTTACGGCCGCAGGATTCATACCCCCCGTCCTTTTTAGGACGGGAGATATCAACCCACTTCTCGTCGAACCACTTGGTCAACGACATTAGTAATCCTGTGCGGGGCTCAGATACTCATGAGCGTTGGGGTCATACGCCTCAGCGCCATACACGTGAACGAGGCCGTGCGTCGTGCCATAGCCAGACGGACCCATCTGCATTCCGTGCTTTTTAGACCGCTCTTTAGCAGCCATCTTTGCCATCTTGGAAGGACCATACTTTTTCTGGCCGATCCAAGCAGCAAGCGCCTGCGGCTTCTCCGCCCCCTTCGCCTCCAGAGACTTCTCCAGCTTGGCGAAACGAGCGCCTGACCCCAAAGGTGGCTTTTTCTTGCTCATTAGTTCTCCAGGAGGCGCTCAGACGACGATTACTATCACTAGGAATGATGTCGAAGTCTGGATGTTTGGCAAGCGTAAAGAACATGCCAGAAAGCCCGTGATGCGCATCGGCGCTAGCTGCAGGCTTCGCAGGATTTCCAGTAGCATATCCACGGAACATGCTGCGAATGGTCTTCAGCCGCTGCTTGGCATCTACCAAGGCTTGAATCGCCAATTTACCCGCAAGAACCTCATTATTACAGATATCCTTGAGGCTGTTGCCGCGCCAAATAACACCATTGTGTAGTTGGTACATGGACACGCTGGCCCCATGGTCTCCGCGGACCTTGCACTGGCGGATGTCGTCCCGGAAATGGCTCTCGTGCGCCGAAATAGCTACGAGGGCGAGCACCGTCGCCTCTTGCGCGGCCTCACCCTCGAACGGCAACACGCGGCTCTCCTCGACACTGGCCGCAACGCTAGCTGCAATTCCGCTCAGCTTTTCGAAGTCACGCGTGGGGCTGGAAAAAACCTCAGCGGCAACGAGAACGGCTTGCAACGCAAATTTGCTCAGAATCATGCTGTACCTCGGGTTGAGCGAGGCTACCTAGCACCGCCCCTACCCACAGGTCCAGCATCACTCACATTAAACACTGCTCCTCCGCCACCAAATTTGGTCCCATCGTAGGAGTTATGGCCGAAGGACTCTTGCGCAGAGGGCATAAGCGCCCGCAGGGGCGAGGGGGGCACCGCCGGGGCAGGACCGCTGAACACGATCGCAGCTCCTCCCGGCTGGATGACATAGTTACGGCGTCGCGCGTCCCGTGCCTTATTGCGTCTGAGGAACGGCGCCATCGACCCGAAAAACTCGGCATCCGTGGCGTAGAGGCTGTTTGCCTCGGCGATGCCCCCATCATCCGAATCGCGTCCGCCCGTGATGCGAAACTCACGCAGACGACCCTCGGGGTCATACTCACGCTGACGCAACGCGGTCGACGAGACGAACTGATTCGGGATGAACATATTACTTGCCCTTCTTCGCCATCATCTTCTTGAGGAACGGGGTCTTACCCTTCATGCCGCCCTTGAACTCATGCGTGTTCATGGAAGGCATACCATCCATCCCGTCACCGGCCATGTACTTGTGGCTCATGCCACCCATGCCGTCCGAGTAGTACATACCCGGGGTGGCCTTCGTGCGACGGCCGCTCTTGCCGCCCATGCCCATCTTCTTGGTCCCGCAGCTCGACATGCCGTGACCCACAGGGCCGCACGAGCCGCCCTTGTCGCCCGTCGTGTAGCCCGAACAGTTGCTCATATCCTTCATAATTAGCCTCACTTCTGATTATCGAGTTGATTGGTTACAGAGACAGGGTTTCCCGCCGCATCAGGTACCGAGGCAGTCGGCGTCTGCGGTGGCGCCAGCTCCTGGTACATGTTCGCACCCTTTGCAGGCGCCACGGGTTGATTCTTCATGCGGCGACGAATCTCGCTGGCATCCGCGGCAATCTCAGGGATGCGCTCACGGACCCAGTCTGCGTCGACCCAGCCAGACGCCTGATACTGCGCGTAGAGCTGCGACTGAATGGCCTCATCCTTCGGCAGCGTCTCTTGGAAGTCCACGGTGGACTCAAAGGGGTTCAGGTAGGCTGGACGATGGCATCCCGTGGGGACGAGGAACAGCTCCTTCGTCTCCGAGAACATGTACTCCTGCGTATCAGGATTAACGTACGGGATAGTAACAGTAACCTTCTCCGGCTCCTCCGGCACGTCAATCTCGTGCGTCGGAATCACGCCGGGGGTCAGACCCTTGGGTGGCTGCGGCCCCAGCAGCTTCGCAAGCTCGGGCGGAATCTGCATCGGTGCAGCCTGCGGGGCGGGCTCTCCCTCACCCGCAGGGGCAGGCTGGGGCGTCAGTTGGGCCTTGTTCGCCTCAACCCACGCCTGCAGTTTCTTCTCTTGCTGCGCCGCGTAGTCCCAAAACGACTCAAAACCGCCGCGCATCTCCTTCTCAATTTGTGCATACGGCAGTTCTCGAAGCTCCTGCCCGAAGCCGTACTTGCGCCAGAACTTGAGGCGCATCTCTTCCGGCTTTGAGAACTCGAAAGTGCCCTTCTCGATGTGGTAACAGCGCTTCTTCCGAATAGGCTGGTCGACGTAAGTCTGCGCCTCGGGATTCCAGACCTTGGCCGTGTCCTTCGTCTCAATCTCGATGATGCGACCGCCGCAGTGACGGCACAGGTCAAACGGCAGATTAATCAGGCCCTTCGCCATGCCGATGCGCAGGATGAAGTAATTAATCTGCTCGAAACCAGGCGCGTACTGCACCTTCTTACGACGCGTCTTCTCGATGAGCGGCTGATACTGAAGATGCAGCGCCACACCGCTGGTATTCGAGATGGGCTGAGAAGCGCCAAGCGCGTTCTCGGGCACGTCAGACAGCTCGTGCAGCGATGTCTTGATGAACTTGAGATAGTTGTGCGCGGCTGTGAGATCGCCTTCGAGCTTCAGGTTGAAGACGTTGGCATCCTTCGGCAGGCCCGACCAAATCTGACGCGCTTCACGGCTCAGCTGCGAGGCTTTAGCTCCAGTAATAACCGTGACAGGTGCAGAGTGATAGTTAATAGTATCGGAAATATCGGTAGCCTTCTCATTGAGTTCCCGCTGCAGATCAATCAGGTCGAAGCCGTCGCTGAGGCCGTAGTACTCCTTCGGCAGCGACAGATTCTTGATGTGCACCATGGGAATCTCGCCCAGGACGTTCGGGCGCACGCGAGGCTGTTCTCCGTGGAACTGCTCCACGATCTGCGTCGGCGTGATGATCTGCGTAAAACGCCTCGTGTAGAGCTGACGACCCTCGTGATTCACGCGGTCATCCCGGTCTAGCTCACGCGTCCCGCGCTCGGCGTAGTAGACCGTCTCGATGCGCACCGCGACGAGCGTATCCGTGTTCAGCGGGTCCCACGTGGGGTAGACCTGTTCCGAGCCAAGCAGGTTGACGCGGATACGGCCCTGCGAGAACGGGTTGATGCGCTGCTGCATCGGCGTCGGGTCTTCGTACGTGATGAGTACGAAAACGTCGCCCGTGCACGCGCCCATCGTGGCGGCGTCCCAAGCAAACTGGTCGCGCTTGTTATACGTCCACACCTCGTCAATAAAAGGCTTCGTAACCTCTTCCAGAGTTTCCGGGGTCGAGATGTTGAAGCCCTTGGCCACAAGGAACGCGACGCTCTTGTCAATGATCTTGCGGAAGAGGTTGATGGTGACGAGAGGCTCACCGTCCTCTCGCTTGAACATCCAGTGCTTGCCGAAGTAGAAGCGCCACCCCTCGTTATACCGCTGGATACGCAGCAGCTCTGCCTGCTCCAGGTCCAGGAAGAACCCAAGCTGCGCGGGCTCTACGATGCGCTGAAACGGCAGAGCGCTGCCGTAGCTGTTACCGGAGTTGGTGAAAAACGAGAGGGGCATGGCGACTCTATATCAGGCCAGCTTGCTGGCGAGTGTAGTAATATCAACGACCCCTGCGACGGGGTAGGCTCCGCGAGACGCGCCACGCAAACCACCAAGCGGTTCGATCGACACGAGGGCCGAGAGTCCGTCTGCGGTGACACGGAAGTTGACAGCGACCTCGCTGATGTACGTGAGCGGCACCACCTCCTGCAAGGAGTCCTTAAAGGCATTTGGCGCCACAGCGGGCGCCGAGCCGTCAGGAAGACGTACGCACTCAACTAACGCGTCTAAAAACTTCTGCAGAGTAGCGTCCTGCACTGCGGGGAAGTTGGTCGGCATTAGTGCACCTGCTTAGGTTGCGCCTCATCCGGCTGTGCAAACAGCACAGCGCGCTCAACATCGTTCGTAATAACTCCACGAATGATCTCTCTTACTGTGTCAAGACGGACGAGCGCCGTCTCCAGCTTTGAGAGCGACTCGCGCAGGCACAGCTGCTCCTTGTTAACTTTCCCCTTAATCATGGTCGCCTCTTCTCGATAAACTGAGCGACTTTTACCAAGTCATCGGCAGTGCCGTGTATCTTGTCGTGAAGTCGCTCAGCGATGTCGATAAACTCGCGTGTCTCTTCCACACGCTTTTCCGTGCACGCCTTGCAGTCCATCCAGAGACTACGCAGCGCCAGAGATTGCGCGATGATAATAACAGCCTCGACGGCCTCTACTCCGTGAGCGAGGACCCACCCAATGGCTGAAGTAGCTTCCGAAAGATCACTCATCTACAGGCTCGAAATGTGACTCGTCCGCCTGGAGCGTCCTACGGTGGCCTTTGGCGTAACGAGAAGTGCGCGGCTCTCCGCCAAAAGCCGCGATGAGGTTCTGTGGGGGCATAGGCCGCTTCGGGAGTTCCATGTTCTCCTTCAGCGCCGCATCCATGGTGGAGACAAGTCCGCCGCCCATCGCGTAACGTTCTGCACGCGCAGCGGTCATGCGCACCTCTTCAGCCCTCAGAGGCGAGGTTTGCGCCATCTCCAAGTTCTCTGCTGCGACATCAAGCTCGAAGCTCCGTTTTAGCTCAGTGCCACGCTGTGCATCCACAGCATGGTGGTCGAGCATCCAACGAAGCACCAAACGCTGGACAGCCGTCTCCAGCTTCCAGCGCATAAAATTGAGCCCCCGGATCAGTAGGCCCCTTGCGGAGCCCTTGAACCGATCCGGGTGGATCATGTCAGCATAATATCGGACGTAGTAGAGGCCCACGCCTCACTCCTCCTCGCCGATACGTCCTTGCGTGCCGAGGTACGAACGTCCGAAGTTACGGAAATCGTAGTTCGCATAAACCACGTTCCGGTGCGCCTTGCCAACGCCGAGCGTAAGCGACTCACGGAGCGTCGGGGAGTACCCCGGGTCGCTCATGAGGTTACGCGTCTCAGGGGTTACACCCCATGACCATCCACCACGTCCGCCTGGGTTAGACATTGTATTACTCGCTGTCGTTCGGGCTGTACTCGGCAACGACGCTCGTCGCCGTCATCGTCGGCGAGCCACCCGCGGTGTACGTACGCGTCACCGTGAGGCGGTCACCGATCAGAAGGTTAGCCGAAGCCGCCGCAAGCGGAAGTTCGATCTGCGTGTCCGCGCTCTTCGTGTTGTTGAAGGTGTAGGTCGACGTGAGAATCGACACGCCGTTCTTGAGCACGTCGATGACCATCGACTCACCCGCGGCGGCAGCGTTCGACGACACGAGGTAAAGGCTCGTGATCTTGCCGTTCTGGGTCGCGGGGGTGAGGCCAACGACAGGCGCAGCCGCGAGGCTCGCAGCGGTCGCCTGCTCCGACTGACCGCGGAGGAAGAAGCCGATCAGCTTGGAGATCGTCTTCGAGGTGAACGGGGTGTGAAGGTCCTTCTTGCTCAGCTTGCTCATGATCCAAACTCCTCTTGGAGAATCTTAAACACGTTGCTAATAAACACCACTTCCGATGGATGCGTCGTGGACAGTTTCTGTGGCCCGTACATGAAGTACTTGGTCACCATGTCCGCGAAGTATTCCAGCGGAATTTCTCCATACTTTGGTATGTCGAAGTTGCTCTGGTTACGGTGAAGTTGCTGCCAGTCCGGCACACTACTGAAGGCGTGCGGCTGGTCAAAGTTGTCGTCGATGGCGTGGGCCAGTTCGTGGCCAATCGCCTTCTGCACCAACCCACCAATTTTAGACCAGATGTAAACAATACGAGTCCCGTGCTGGTAGATGGCCAGCTGGTCTCGCACTTCCGGAGCGTCCGAAATCTCAAAATGAGCGACGCGTGCGGCTCGGACAAACCACGACGGGTAACGGGAGACAGCCTCTCGAATACGCTTTTGCAGCGCAGGCGTCCCACCGCGTACATCAATACCGATTCCATTACCCACGACGCGCATATCGCGAACCTCTACCGCCTGAGACGGTTACCGAACCTTCACTCTGACCTCGCCCACGTCGACCGTGGCCACCGAACACTGTCGATGCCGATTCTACCTTGATTTCAGGTAAGGCAACGTCCCCAGCAATCTTCTCCGCCCAGCAGGCGAGCGCAGCAGAGTCCGGGTAGTCGTCATGGCCACCTTCCGGGGCTTGGCAGACAGCGTACGAGCCATAGTCGATCCTGTCCAGATCCAAGTTTTCCTGGGTGAACTTGCGGAACTCATGCCGTTGCCGCGTCGTAGGACCTGCCGCGTACTTTACCCGACCAGAGTTAAGCTCTTGTAGGTAGTATTTGTAGAGGTTCGACTTGCTAATTGAGGAGAACTTGTACGGGACGCAGATGATGGACCCGCCAATCATCGCTTCGATGCGCTCGTAGACAGGGTCACCCATCGAAGTAGCGTCGATGACCATAACCTTGACGTTAGTTCGGGCCAAGTAGTCCACAAGCATCGCGTACTGGCCCGAATGGCCTTCGAACGAGCCCATCAGCTCTACCCAGTCGACGACGATCTTTGGGTAATAGAGCTGTTTATCCTCGTTTGCATCCCCGAGCACATAGGGGTTACGAATAGGCCGCTGCATATCTACGTCCAAGATGGTCAGGACGGTGGCGTCGTTGGTCTTTCCGATGTCCAGGCCCGCCACCTGGAATCCCGTCTGCGTGAATGGTCCGGACTCCACATCGTTGAGCGCAGCGTCTTTGAAAACGTTTTTACTGATGGCAATGGCTCGACTCTCTTGCCACTTGCACTCGAAGTTCATCTGGAACTCAGGGCTATCTGTGCCACCGAGTCTAAAAATCTCGCCCTGGACGAACTTCTCGTAGTTCAGGTGAAACGGGTTCTTATCCTTCTGGAATGCCCGCTTTTTCTCGTCGCAGACGATATCCCACCCGAATTCGAAGTGCGAGCGCTTCCCGCCAGTCTTGTGCACGTCCACGTTCTTCTGGATCGACTGGTGAAAGCCACCACGACTCTCCCACGCAGTTCCGATGGTCACGAACGTACCGTTGGTCGACGCAGCCATCGGTCGAATCTCTTTTTCGACCTTCGTACGCGACAATTTCTGCGCCTCTTCGCAAATAATGAGGTGGTGAGTCTTACCTTCAATCTGCGTGTCGGGAGAGGCAGTTCTTGCGATAATTGTTGAGCCGTTGGAGAAGGAAAGCGTGTCACCACGGCTCGTGACGACCTCAACCCCAATCTCGGGGTCGTGCAAAATGCCCTCTCCGTACTCAGAGTGCACTTTATTGCGCATACGACCGAAGGAAATCTCCGCTTGGTCCTTAACAGGCGCGTAAACACCGACAGAGAAGCCCTTATGGTACGGTTTCAGCCTCGGATCGTCCGGAAAAGCCTTCGCCAAGGCCGGTAGGAGCACCGAAAGGCCCAGACACACGCACGCAACCGTCTCAGTCTTGCCCGACTGACGGCTCCAGAGGCCCGTAATGTTCGAACCCTCGTTTCCGATGACGGATTCGACCACTCGTCGGCAGAAAAGCGACTGATACGTGTAAAGTGCGACCTCAGAGAGCGTCTCACAGAACAAAACGATGCGATCAATCAGCTCTCGGTCGCTAAGTGGGCAGCGAATCTCTTCTTCAGCCATGACAATCGCTCAAATTAAAGCGGTAGTAGGCCAAATCAGCGTCTGAGAGCACGCCAAAGTCGTCATTCGACCTCTCTGCACTTACTTTTTCGTAAATTCCGCCTCTGACACTGAAGACTCCGACCACTTGCAGCCACGTAGGATCCAAAAGGTCGTTCAAAGCGTCACAAATTTCGGCTGTCACAGCCTCATGGAAGGCTCCGCGGTCACGAAAGTGCCACATGTAGAGCTTCAGCGACTTCGACTCGACGCACTTCTCCCACGGCAGGTACCGGATGTAGATGGTGGCGAAGTCTGGTTGCCCCGTAACAGGGCAAAGACACGTAAATTCGGGGATTCTGAACTCGATGAGCGAGCCAGCACGCGGTGCCTTGAAGATTTCGAGCCCCTCAGCACCGTGCGGCTTGGTTACGCCACGCCCAAGTTCAGTGAATTTCGCTTGCTGGGTCATTTTCTCCTGCCTCCTCAAAGCCACGACGACGCAAAACGCACGCTGGGCACTCACCGCACCCTGGTCGACGGCCCAGGTAGCACGTCACCGTGTGGGCCAATGCATCCCAGCAGCCCGGCAACTCACGCGCCATCTGCACGCTCTCTGCCTTCGTCTTGTACATGAGCGGCGTATGCAGCCACAGCTGGTGTTTACGGCTCGCTGAGCGAGGCTCCTCGCCCCAGATGCCGTAGCGGAGCGCCTGCTCCAGCGCCCTGAGCGTGTGTTCGCGGCAGTCTGGGTAGCCGGAGTAGTCCGTCTCACACACGCCGAGGACCACGTGATGCGCGCCAATCTCGTACGCGTACGCGGCTGCGGCCGTGGCGAAGAACAGGTTGCGCCCGGGTACGAAGGTCGCTGGCAAGTCCGTGCCTGCACGCGTCTCTTTCACGGACGCCTGTTCCGTGCGCTGCAGTAGCGCACTAGATACCAAGTTAGTGAGAATACTATCCTGCACCACAAGATGATCTTGGATGTCCGCGAGCTTGACGATAACGCGCGCCGCTTGGATCTCTGCCTCGTGCCGCTGACCGTAATAGATGGTCAACGGGTGGACGCGCCCGAAGCGCTCCTTTGCCCAGAAGAGGCAGGTCGTTGAATCCTGCCCACCAGATAACAAAACTACTGCGCTTTCTTTGCTCATACGACCCCCAGAATGCCGAACGCCAAGTCTCGTTTGATGCACTGACAGCATCTGCCGCAGTGCGCGTCACGCAGCATGATGCACGAGTGCGTGTCTTTCAGGGGCACCTTGAGCAACTTACCCAGCTCCACGATCTGGTAGCGGCTCATGCGGTTATCCAGGAAGGGCGCACGAAAATGGGCAGGCTCTCCAGCTACCTTGCTGAGCTTGTTCAGGGCTTCGATGTACGCGGGGCTCGTATCGTTTGCCGCCAGCTTGCGACGGTCATACGCCGCCCACGCCTGCGGCTCGTACTGGAACCCGAAGAAGACCTGCGGCTTTCCGTTGGGCAGTTCCCAGCTATAGACGAGGTTAAACGCCAACGACGCGAGCCACGTCATGAGTCCAGGCGTGTACG